CACGTGCTAGTTACGTTACGAATTACATGCTGGACAATGTTATTGATAATATTGGTCCTGATGTGGCAGAGTGTATGATCAAGGCTGGAGTAGATAAAGGGCTAAGATAGTGGCTGATAGTTTAATAAATAAGTTACCTAAAGCAGTTAATGGCAAAGTTCCGTCTTGGTTAACAAGAGCATTAAATCCTTCTACGCCAAACACTAAAGGTAATGAGACTGTTCGAACAACTTCATTTGAATACGAAGGTAAAGAAATATTAGTTCCTACAATACGAATGATTGATGGAAAACTTACTAGGCTTGAAAGCCAAGATGCTTTTAAAGAAGCATTAAAGAAAAAAGATTACTTAATATTTAATTCACCTTCTGAAGCAACTGCTATGTCTAAACGTATTAGTCGAATGATTGGACAATCTAGAAGTGACTGAGTTTAAGTATAAGCCTGATGGCGATGTGCTAAAGGCTTTTATGAAAGATGATACTTTCTTTCGTGGCATTCGAGGGCCAGTAGGTTCTGGTAAATCTGTTGGTTGTTGTGTTGAGGTTTTTCGCAGAGCCTTAATGCAAAAGAAAAACGATAAAGGTATTCGAAGAAGCCGATGGGCAATCATTCGTAATACAAACCCACAGCTTCGAACAACGACTATAAAGACTTGGCTTGATTGGTTTCCCGAAGAAATGTGGGGAAAGTTTACTTGGTCAGTTCCCTATACTCATAACATTAAAAAGAATGACCTAGAGCTTGAGGTTATCTTCTTAGCATTAGACAGACCTGAAGATGTCAAAAAACTTTTATCACTTGAGTTAACTGGCGTCTGGGTTAACGAAGCTAGAGAAGTTCCGAAGTCTATTATCGATGCGTGTACTATGCGTGTTGGTCGATTTCCTTCTATGCGTGAAGGTGGGCCGAGTTGGTCAGGGGTAATATGTGATACTAATGCCCCTGAAGAAGATCACTGGTGGCCTATCATGTCAGGTGAAGTTCCTGTTCCTGATCATATTCCTAGAGAACAGGCACGAATGTTAGTTAAACCTGATAACTGGCAGTTCTTTAAGCAGCCGTCTGGAATGCTTGAGGTAAGGAACGAAGATGGTGAGGTTGTAAATTACAAACCTAATAAAGACTCTGAGAACATAAGTCATATGCTGAAAGGCTATTATCCTAATTTAATTACAGGTAAAACAAAAAGCTGGATTGATGTGTATGTTATGAATAGATTGGGAAGTATCCAAGATGGAAAGCCTATATATCCAATGTTCGCTGCAGAAGTACACATAGCCAAAGAAGAAATAGCAGTAGCTGCAAGCCTACCGCTATACGTTGGTTTGGATTTTGGGTTAACTCCAGCAGCCACTCTTGGACAAAAGATCAGAGGCCGCTGGCTTGTGCAGTCTGAAATAGTAGCTTTTGATATGGGGATTGTTAGATTTGCCGAGGTGTTGCGTGAGGAAATATCCTCCCGATTTTCCCAAGCATCTGAGGTATTTATATATGGCGATCCTGCTGGGGATTTTAGAGCGCAGACGGACGAAAGTACCCCTTTCCATATTCTGCGTGGTGCTGGTTTGAGGGCATTCCCAGCCCCTTCGAACTCTGTAGATCTTCGGTTGGAAGCTGTTTCTTCCCAGCTAACTAAGATGGTCGAGGGCAAGCCAGCATTTTTAATTGATAGAAGATGCCAACAACTTATTAAAGGTTTTGAAGGTGGTTATCAGTATAGACGAATGGAAGTATCTGGTGAACGTTATGCAGATAAACCCGATAAGAATATGTTTTCTCATATTCACGATGCGTTACAATACATGATGTTAGGTGCTGGTGAAGGTAGAGCCTTGTTAAATAATCAGAAACCTGCAAAAGCTGTAGTTGCAAATAGAAATTTTGACTTGTTTTCTAAGCATAAGCCAAAGCAAAGAAGGCAAGGATTTTGGGCGCGTATGTAATTGTGCGTTGATGTTTTTTAAATTATGTGCATATGGATAAAAAAACTAGGAGCTAATAATGTGTGGCAGAAAAAGAGACCCGAAAATAGATGAGCAACTTGAAGAAAACAAAGCGGAAGCCGAAGCTGCAAAAGAAACAGCTCAAGCCGATCTTGCCGATGCCAAAGCAGAATCTTTGGAAACGGCTAATGAAATGGCTCCGTCTGACCAAACGGTAACTGAAGGTCAGTTAGATCGCCAAGGCGAAAACATTTTTGATGATCCTAAAATGAAAAGCATGGCTGCTCTACGCAGATCAAGACGTGCAGGTGGTAAAGGTAGAAGAAGCCTACTTACTGCTAAAACAGGTCAAGGATACTTCTCAAGGTTTGGTATGTAATGGATGAAATCGCCAAGAATTATCTTCAAAGGTATGACAAAGCTAAAGCTAAACGTGAAAACTTTGTTCCTCTCTTTGAAGAATGTTATGAATATGCTTTGCCCCAAAGAGAAAGTTTTTATCACGAAACTATAGGTCAAAGACGCGATGATAAAATATTTGATGAAACTGCTGTAGTTGGCGTTCAGGAGTTTGCATCAAGATTACAATCTGGCCTTGTTCCTAACTTTGCTCGATGGGCTGATCTTACAGCAGGATCAGAAATACCTAAAGAAAACAGAGAAGAAGTAAATAATGAGTTAGATGAAGTAACTGATTATGTATTTGAAGTAATTCAAAACTCTAACTTTGCTCAAGAAGTTCATGAGTCTTTTATGGACTTGGCAGTAGGTACTGGTATTTTAGCTTGCGAAGAAGGTGATGCAATTAATCCAGTACGTTTTGCAGCTATACCTTTGCCTCATGTTATACTTGATACTGGCCCTGATGATAGCATCGATCATGTCTTTCGAGAGCGTAAGAATATAAGATTTAATCAGTTAGAACAGTTATACCCTAAAGCTAAGTTTTCTCCTGAAATAAATTCTATGGTTCAGGGTGCTGGAGATAAGACAACTACAGTATTAGAAATTGTTTGTCGTAATTATCAATCTCCAAACGTAACTGCAAACTTTCATTATGCAATATGCATGACAACTAAGTCTGTAATATTTAAAAGAGAAATGGAAGGTTTAGGATCTAATCCTTTTATTTGTTTCCGTTGGTCTAAATGTGCTGGTGAAGTGTATGGGCGTGGGCCACTAATCAATGCGCTGTCTTCTATTAAAACAACTAACCTTACTATCGAGTTAATATTAGAAAATGCTCAGATGTCTATCTCTGGTATATATCAAATGGAAGATGATGGGGTAATAAATCCTGATACAATAAATCTAGTGCCTGGAACAATAATTCCTAAAGCTATGGGATCTGCTGGATTGCAACCTATACAAGCTGCTGGTCGCTTCGATGTTGCTCAATTAGTTTTGGGAGATATGAGAAACAATATTAAACGTGCTTTGTATAATGATATGCTTGGAGATCCTAATAAAACTCCTGCATCTGCAACAGAAATAGCAGAGCGAATGGCTGATTTATCAAGACGTATTGGATCTGCATTTGGTAGATTGCAAGTAGAACTTGTTCAACCTGTGTTGCAAAGAGTTATTCATATCTTAAAAAAACAAGGTCGCATCGAAATACCTGTTCTTAAATGGTAGAGAAATAAAAGTTAAGTCTGTTTCTCCACTAGCACAGGCACAAGCTAACCAAGATATTACTGCTATTTCAAGATTCCTTGAATTAACTCAAGGTGCATTTGGCCCTGAGACTTTACAGCTATTAGTAAACAGTGAAGAGACTGCTGCTTACCTTGCTAAGAAGTTTGGAGTTCCAGATAATTTAATAAGGGATGAGTCTCAAAGAAAAGAAATAGTTGCATTAATGCAGCAAATGCAGCAAAGTCAGGCTCAAGCACCACAACCAATGGAGTAAAGCTTGAGTAAACAACCTTATGTTGGGATTGATGGAGTACAAAGATCCCAAAAAATTGATGAACAAATTAGTTTAAATATTGCTGCTATGTTGGCTACTCCAACAGGTAAAGCTGTAATTGAGTATTTAAAATCAATTACAACTGATATTGCTAATGGCCCAAACATTTCTAATGACGAGTTAAGACATTTAGAAGGTCAAAGATTTGTTGTTGGATTATTATCTTCCAGAGCCAATCATGGTTCTTTTATTAAATCTAAAGAGGGTAAGAATGGCTGAAGAAACAACAACGACTGTAGAAGAAGTTGCACCAGTAGAAACTTCTGAATCAACCGTAGATCAAGTTGCAACATCTGATCGTCCTGAATGGTTGCCAGAAAAATTTAATGATCCGTCTGAACTAGGCAAAGCATATAAAGAGTTAGAATCTAAGCTTGGACAAAAAGAAGAAGATATAAAATCTAAGCTAATGGAAGAACTTGATAAGCCTAAAGAGGGCGTTCCTGATTCTTTTGGTGATTACCAACTTCCTTCTGATATTGAATTTGATGAAGCTATGGGTACTGATTTACTTCAGGACTGGGCAAAGCATTGCCACGATAATAAATATTCACATGAAGAATTTCAAAAGGGTATTGAGTTTTACATGGCTGCTCAACCTGAAGAAATTGATATAGATGCCGAGGCTTCGAAGCTTGGCGAAAATTCTGAAGCTAGAATAGAAGCTGCCTCTTTGTTTGCAAATAAGTTCTTTCCTGAAGATATGTTACCTGCTTTAGAAAGAATGTGTGAAACTAGTGATGGTATTGTAGCGTTAGAGTTTATGATGCAACAAATGCAAGATCCATCTGTAGTTGATGGTAGCCCTGCTACTGGCGCTTTAAGTCAAGGCAGACTAGAAGAAATGATGAAAGATCCAAGATACCATGACCGTTCACAACAGGATTCAAA